CATTTTGGCAAGTGAAGTTTGTATCTCACCATCTTGTTCCTGACGCTGCTTTATCATTGCGGATTGTGTGCGCTGCAGTGTTTGCCCTGCTTGCTCTAAGGTGCCGATGTGAACTTGCTGCAGTTCGATAGTATTTTGTAAGCTGGTTACTACGTCTTTTAAGCCTAAGTGGCGCGTCATGTTGTCTATTTGAGTAGTCGCCATGATTGCCAACTCTTCTGTCATCATCAAATTAATGTTTTCTGTACCGATAACTACAGTGACGCTATCTGTTGGTAACAGTGAAATATCTAACGTAAATTTCTGAATCCAACTGCTACGAGCCGACTTGTAAGTCAGTAATGTGTTAGGCACTGAATAAACGGCTAACAACGTACCTGAGTCCAAATAAAAGCCAATTTCACGCACTTCATATTCGTCCTCGCCATTGAAGATTGTTCCCATTCTTAGTGAAGTTGAACTAAGCTCTTCATATTCGGCTATTGGCTCGCGTTGCTTTTCATTGACTAACGCTGTCTGACTTGCCGATGGCTTATAACTTTTATCACCCGCCCCGATTTCAGTAATAGCAGCCTTAAACCCTTTGTTTTTTGCACTAATTAATTCCGCTAAACCAGCATTCGTAAACTGGACACTAGATTCACTCATAAAATCGCTCCTGGTGATAAATCAGTAAATAAATAAATACATTGCGCACCAACAGCGTAAAAATCTACGCTCAAAATAGGCGAATTTGAAATAGCACCTTGGTAAAGTTCATCGAAAATAGTGATGCCTCTATCATGTACTGCAGATACACTTAACCCAGTTTCAATACCCAAGGCTAAAATAAGCTCATAAGTATCCCGCTCACTTTTTGAGTTCTCTATATTAGTGTGCATGCGATGCACAACATCTTTATTAATTGGTGCGTTTTTCCGCTTCCATGCCACTATTTCAAAATGATACGGCAAACCTCTTGGCAACATTTGATACCAAGGTGTTACCTCTGCATCATATTCCAATGAATCCATTGCAAGGGTTAATCCCTTCTTTGTACCTGCAAGCCTGCGAACATGCCAAGCATTCGCCACTGTTTGCCGTTGCTCACTTTCAGGCGCGTTAGCATCCCACTCGGTAACACCTTTATCCTGCGCTAAATATGGCAGGGTTGATTGATTGGTTTGTCGAGGGTTAAGTAATTGTGGATAAGGATTATTTATTTCATAGAGCAGCTGGGTAAATGCTATCTCTAAACCGCGCTCAAATAAGCTGCGGTTATCAGGCAGCACACTACCGTTTTTTAGCTCACTCATAAGGTTCTTATCTCAATATCAATTAACTGACAATAAGGGGCTTGTTGCTCGGTTGCTGTTATGGCACTTAACGGCTCCAGCAAGTCTATTTTTTTAGCCCCTGCTTGATGCAATAAGTGTGTGACCATACTCGGTTCTATCGTTGCGCCTAATCGATGTTGCTCATCAGCATAAATCTGCAAAAGCTTCTCTGATTCTACTTTGGTGACCGAGGTGTCAGGTGCTTTATTAATATAGGCAATAGCTCGCATTCGATACGGTAAAACTACCGCTTTAGATACCGTTATCTCGTCAGTGGTTGGCGCAACATCATCACGCATAAAATAGTTTTCAACGGCTACGGTTAAGGCATCACTAGGTGTACCATCACCAGAACGCGCCAACAAAATAACATCAACTTTACCTGCAGCAGTTTTAACGCCAGTTGCATCTTTAACTTTACCTGCCATCGAGCCTTTCTCGAACTCATAAGTAACGATCACTTTATCAGGCTCAGGCGAATCAACTTTAATCGTTGGCCGTTCGTCTAATGTCATGGCGTGATATTTGTAACCCATTTTCGGACCGGCATTACTGAAACTATACGGGGCTAAAAAATAACGCAGTTTTAAATGCTCATCCGATTCATAATCTGGCAAAACGGGAGGAAAGGCATTTGCATCTCCCTCGGTTAATTTCTGACGTTCTAAACCTAAATCTGCAACCTTGGCATCAAGGTTTGTGCCCTTAGCCCAATACGCAAACATCTGCAGAGCATCTTCATTAAGCTCTCGAATTCGAGTTTGTAAAACAACGGTGCAAGCTTCCACCATTTTTGTGGCCAGTTCAGCCTCATTACTGAATGTTTGTTCTACGCTCGTCGCAATCGACGGGTCACTTTTCGCAACATGATCAATCACGGCTTGCTTAAATTTAATAAGCTGTTGCTCAAATGTGGGAACGGCAACAACTTCTGGTTTAGCTAAATTATTTTGTCCTGGAATAAACATTAAACACTCACTTTAAAGTTTCGAGGTTGCCCATGCCAGTTTCCCTCAAACTGCAAAACAATGCCTGTGGCATGACGACTAGCAATACAGCGCGTCGGCTGATAATCACTAATGCCGTTAATTGCTGAGTAGAAAGCATCAATAGCATAAGACTGAGCGAGCATTAATTTATGTTCACTCATGTTTTTAGCCAGTGTTTCAGGTACTCGACTACCAAATCCCCGACGTTTTTCACGGCTACCAATGCGCGTGCTCATCACTTGCTGAACGCGCGAAATGAACTGCTCCCAACCTGTGATGGTTCGGCCAGTGTTTCTGTCAATTCCAATCATTGTAGTTGATTCGCTGAGCTGGTTTTTGGAGTACCATGATTGTGGTCATGAGTGTTATAGATATCCCTGTCATCACTCATTGAGCGCGTTTTATCTGTGATATCTTTATTTGATTTAATGTTACCTTTAACCAGCATGTCTTTATCAACGATAACTTTACCAGTGCAATGCAGCTCGGCTGTATCAAAGGTGACTTTTTCTGGTACCACAAAATCAGCAGTACCTGATTTCATTACAACGGTGAGCTTATGTGCTTCATGATCATAAGTAATATCTGTGCCGTCGGGATAAATACGTTTATGTTCGCTGGCTTTTTCACTCGGTGCTGGAAATTTATTGCTGAATACGCCAAATAGAGCAAACGACTGACTACTGTTATCACCTGCCGCATAATTGAGTAATAAACATTGCTCTCCAACCGATGGCCGACGATATTCTCGAACATCACCACTACTTGCAGCAAACCATTTAATATGCGGTGTTTCATTGTCACCGTGCTTAACTTTAACGGTTGTTTTACCCGTTTCAATACACACGCCTACCCTAATCATGTTTCTAAGCCTACGGTGCAGGTCGTCAATCTCTTCGGTGAGTTCGGTGATAGTGTCACCGTATTCTTGCAATTCAGCACGAATTAGGGATCGTATTATTTCTCGCATAGCTATCTCTTATTGTTTGTCATACTGATTAATGTCGTCAGCATCTTTGGGCAATGTTGCAACCCAAACCTCACGAACAATAGGATCGTCATCTAACAAAGATGCACCTAGATAGATACGTTGATTAAAGCTGACACCCCACGCGTCATAACCATCGGAGCCTGCTTTAAAAATACTGGGTGCAGATTTTATATTTTCAGGTAAATCAATTTGTGTACTGGGTAAACCCCATAAGTTTTCATCTATCACACGCTCAATAGCTGCAGAAAGATTAATCGCTTCTAACTCTGCACGTTGACGGTGACGACCGACAACTGCATGTAAAGTAATATCGTACTGATGACAAAAACGACCATCGTGGCCACGGGTTGCACTGGATGATTGTTCAAACTCAATCAGTACCATTGCATCAAATAATTCAACCTCGCCAAAATCGGCATAACTAACTACAGTCACACCGTCTGCTAATCGCTGTTGCAAGGTATTTAAAATGGCATCATATAAATCGGAGGGCTGTTTCATGTTTCAACCTTAAGTGCGTAATGAAGCTCTTGTTCTAATATTTCTTTGTAACGCTTATTTAACCTGCGCTCATAACGACCTAGCACCTCTTCGCCAACTTCCTCGATTGATATACCGATAGTTTGAACTGGAAAACGACCTTTATTTTCAGTCATGAAACTGTGGTCATAGTGCGGATATAATCGTCTACGTTGACGAACAACAGAGTGTTTAAATGCTCTGTTGCGTTTGGCTCGAATGTAAACACGCCCTTCTGAGCCGTAAACGGTTTTGTAAAAAGCACCGTCATACTGCTCTTTACCAACTTTTACACCTGCAGAGTTTTGCTGTGGATTCGCTATGTGATGAGCGCCAATTTCTAATAAGCCAACCCATATATGCACATTGCTTTTCTGAGAATCAACAATAAAACGCTCTTTAAGTGGTGCTTGTTTAATACCAAGTTCTTTGGCCATTTCACGTATAGAGTGAGTAACTAACCATTGCGCTGCTTTTTTTGTCGCACGATGAACAGCTTTAGCCACCTTGCCATCAATATTCGGTAAACCACTGGTGATTGATTGAGTATCTGCACCTAAATCAATGTTCAGATACCCTGTCATTTCTCGTCGTTTATGCCAACGCCAATTTGATGAAGAAGTAACGCCAGACATGATCACACCTCATCTTTGAGCCAACCATTAGCACCTGCTTGCTTGGCTTTGTACGGCACAAGACTTAATACAGATAAGTTATTATCAACTGGCTCAATAGCTGCAATGTGGTAATCAATACCACCCATGTCCAATCGCACAAGGTGATTTTGATATGGTTCAGGAACATCATCAGTACGCATTTGAATTTTTATGCCAGGTCTAACACGCATACCACGATGTTTCTCACCACTGGAGATCAACCTATCCGTTGCTTCATCATCAAGAATTAATGCGTCGGCCTTGACGATAGTGTCACCAATAATACGAATAGTTTTACCGAAACCTGTAGAGGCATTGAGCAATCCCATATCCATATCAGCCACTAAATCATCAAAGCCGCCTAACATTAAAATTCACCCGTCAGCAATACTTCAATATTGGTTTCAGTCGCAATACCAACCTGAGTAAATAAACCCACTAACTTGTTATCAGTGGCTGTCGTTGTCAGCTCGCTGTCGGTACTATTCCAATATGCTTTAGCAAGTTGTGCTGGTGTATCATCTGCAGCTTTGGCAATTTTAAAAATACCACGATATTCAGCGGTAAATTCACCACCTTCATCAGTCGTTTGCTTAGGGATAACAAGCAGGGAACCAACTACCACGGGAACACCTGCTTCAACACCGTCACTTGGTGCCATCAATGTCAATGTATGACCTGGCGCTATAAAGTTTTTCATCAGAAACTCTCCAAAATAAGACAAAATAAAAGCGCCATGATTATCTCAATGGCGCTCTATTAATTATTGACCTGGGTTTTTAACCAAAGTGCGATGACTCAATGCACTAACACCTGCATCGAGGCGAACTTTGAAGTCAGTGCCATCAACTGACCAACCATTTTGCTGTTCAAGATACGGTGTGTCGTTACCATCTAAATAACCCACTTCAATCGTATCAAAACCATTACCTGCTGCCATAAACCACGGTAATGGTTCTCCCGATTTGATTGCTGCATCAATACGAGCATCTGAAACGACTTTGGCAATACCATGAGCAATATTGTGTACATTGCTATGCTTACCATCAGGATCAAACATTGAATTAACTAATTGAGATGCACGGGCTTTTAGTGCGCGTGGAACAATTAGAAACTCTGGCTCAATATTTAATACACTGCCTGCAGAGTCTTGATGTAATGCCATCATCTGAGCAGCTTTATCCAATTGTTCCGCTGTTAAACCAGAAGCGGCTAACAGGTTTTTATGATCAGCATGGAAGAGTGATTTACCATCTGCCATTTTAGGATTGGCCAACAATACTGCATAAACTAGATTACCTACCGTGCGAATGGCAGCTCGACCCATTTTTGACGGGATTGTTGAAAACACGCTTAAATCATCATTGATGATGGTTTGACGGGTAATTGAGAACATTTTACCGTACGTCGCCAATTGGATAGTTTCACCCGTGTCGTTCATAGTTGCGTATTTATACTCACCACCATCAGGCACTTTATCCAAGGTCGGGAACGATTCTAAACCTACACGCTTAGTCGGTTTGAAATCGGATAACTGACCTTTACGTGTCCAGTCTTGGAATGTTTCATTTGCTTCTGTTGCACCTTGCAACATTGATTTACTGGCAACATCTGAGAGTATTTCACCAAAGTCACTTGAGGTATGAGTAAATGCCATGCCAATCATTTCTTGACGATCAACACCATAGGGACTGATGCCTGCTTCGCTTAATGATGCTCGTGCCATTTCTTGCAACGTCATACCACGGAATCCATTATCAGGTTCAATCGTTTCTAAACCTGCGCGAGCAGCTAATGCATTACCCATGTGATCACGTACAACAGAGCCATTACCTACATTAATATGAGTACCACCCTGTGCAGGTTGTTTGCCTTTTCCTAATGCAGCTAATAACTGGTCTTTTGCTTGGTCAACATCAACGTCAACATCAATAAGACAAGAATTAAGTAATTCACTATGCTGGTCTTCAAAACCCTTGAATGCAGCTTGAATTCCCGTGCGACGTTCTTTATCTTGCGCTTTAAACTGCGCCAACGCATCGTCACTGCTTGGGGTGTTCTCGTTTGGCTTTGGTACATTGGTACTTGCCGTTGGCTCCACCAATAAGTTTTTCGCTTGCTTAGGCATTGTTGCGTAATCCTTAATTCTATTCGTTGATATTGACGCAGAAATATCAACTGCATCGGTGAGTTTGTCGGCAAAGCCTTGGTCGATTGCGTCCTGCCCCATTAACCAAGTATCTGCAGCTAATAGTTCGGACAGTTCATCTTCTGTTTTTCCAGTTTTACTGGAGTATGCGAGCATTAAACTGCTCTCAAATTGGTCTAACAGGTCTGCATATTCACGCATATCATCAGCATTTCCACCTTGGATACCCCAAGGCTTATGCACCATCATCCATGCATTTTCTGGAATATGGATAGTGTCACCAGCCATTGCAATCACACTGCCCATACTGGCCGCAATACCACCAATAAACACATCAACTGTCGCAGGGTGATTTTTTATCATGTTGTAAATGGCAAGTCCTTCAAGGATGTCACCACCAAGACTGTGCAAATGCACATTGATTTGCTTTTTACCGTTTGCTGCAGGAGCAAACTCTTTAGCAAACTGCTGGGAACTGATACCCCATGCGCCAATGTCACCGTAAATCATTACGTCAACAGCATTGTCATTCTTGGCTGATGCTTGAACTTTGTACCATGTTTCGAGCAACTCATTTTTAACTGCTGCCATTGCTGGAAATTTTTTTGTTTTCTTCACGTTTAGCTCCGTAATATTCATGATAAGGATCAGACTTAAACACCAGTTGTTTTTCACGGTTCTCTGCAATTTCTGCAGCACGTTGGCGTTTGGTTTCAGCAGGGTTTTTACCCCTAGCCCGCAATACTTCAGCTTCAGTACCAAAGCCACCTGCAACGATTTCGTTGTTGGCCTTAGCTTCTTTTGCTGGGTCTATCCACGGCATGACTGGAGCTTGATAAAATGCTAATAACAGGGTGTTAGGATCAACATCAGGTGGCACTGTTAATTTGCTACTGAGCAATGCCATTCTTATGCACTCTCGGTAAACAGGTCTTGACCACTGAGCAATAAACGAATTACTCATCACGCCATAACTCAAGTACGATTCAACTAACTCTTGTCGTTGCGCTGAATACGTACCGTCATATTGTTTGGCCACCGTTGAAAAGTTGGCACCCGTTGCAGAACAAATAGCCCTGACCATCGTATCCCTGAACTTTTGCAATAGCGCATTGGGACGTTTACTTTCTATCGTCCCAACATCTTCACCTGGGCGTAAATCATCAAAGATTGTGCCTGGGGAAATTGGCATGTTTTTTCGAGATTCAACTGCATCATTTGACTCGTAATCTTCAGGAACACCTTTACGAATATAAAACGCCATAGCTGCAGCAATTCGTGCAGCAACTAGTTCAGATTCTTCATAATTCTGCAATCCTGAGATACGTTGCATGGTGCTGGCCAAGATGCTAACTCCTCGCCCTTGATGCAACCGCTTAACTTGTCTAATGTGCAAAATGCTATCAGCACTGATAGCTCGCGTTTGATCTCGATAACTATAATTATCTAAGTGACCTGGATGATTAAGAAGTGCATGATAGTGAGTTGCCTGACCCCATTGATTACGTTGAATCGCTTGAGTAATCATGTTTTTAGGCTTGTTCATTGACTATGGAAAAAAATCTGGTTCCATTACCTGCAGCGAACATGGCTCTTCTTTATTCGGATGTTTAAAACCAGTAATGTATCCCTGCAGTAACTCACCAAAACATTCACCGTCTCTTAGCCAAGTACGACAAACGAGTCGCTCAATCTCTGGTCGAGTCCAGTTACCTGTGGATTCAGGCTTAACAGACCAATCTGACCAAACTTGTAAAATCTGTTTAGCAAACCCTTGGTGAATATTACCTTCATAATCCAAAGGCATCGGCTCTACGCTAATACCATCTTTACCAACAATGTTATTAACCAACGTACTAAGTAGGCCATCAACTAAGTCGTTGTTTTCTTCAAGCCAACGAGCCTGATCCCTTAATGTTTTTCCATACCGACCAACCTGGAACTCACCGCTTTCACCCTTGCCTTTCTTTTTATTAGTTCGACTGGGTTTGGCCGCTTCATAAGCGTTGATTGAATAACGCTTATAGGCACGATTTAACGCCCAACTTGGGCTAATCGCTCTGATTACCTTTTCAACTTTATTCATTTAGCCGCCTAAAACTCTGCTAATCGCATACCTGATGAGCGACCTGGTGATAAGTTTCGATAAATTGTTTCCCACTCTTGGCGACCTTTTCGAATATCAACCAAGTTTTCTCGTGTCCACGTTCTACCGTCTTTAGTAATACTTTTGCCAGACAAAACACGAGTTTCGGCCTCGATATAAAAATCCAGCATCTGTTTAGCTTTCGCTCGTGAATACATAATTAAATCCAATCATCTGTGTACTGGCCTAGCCAGTTATCTGGTTGTTGTGGTGCTGCAGCTGCAGGTTGAGGTTTTGGAGGTGTCTCTTTTTGCGTAGTAACTGGCGCAGTAACTTTGGCAGTAAAACCATCAAGCATGATGATTTGTTTCTTGCGATGAAGTCCTTTCATTTTCGCCAGCATGTATTGCATTGCTTCACAATCTAAAAAGTGATTTTCTCCCAGTCGATTCCACTCTTGACTAGCTTCGTCGAACTCTTCACCCGTGATCTCTTTACAATACGATTTGCTAATGTCGGCAGGTAAAACCCACCAAGCTGGGCGTTTTTTATCCCAACCAATACGGCTATGTACCCAAGCTTTTGCGCGTGATGAGTCAAAGTCCCAACGAGTATCACCTCGCTTACGTGTTTTTCCTCGTTCATTAACATCAACACGAACAGCACGGTATGGTTTATCTAAACTACCACCACGTAATGCACGGGCTTTGCCTTTATGATCACGAACAAAATCAAAAACTTTGTCATCTCGATAACCACAGTCAATGCCAAAATCATCAATGGCCACACCGTCAAATGTTTGCTCGAGTAATTCACTCAACTCATCCCAAACATCGTCTTGTAATGTGTCACCCCATAATTCGCCGCAATCAACTAAGGCACTACCCATTCCCTCATACCAAGCGCGAATAACCCAAACCAGTCTATTTTTTTGCACATCAACCGTACCAAGCAATAAAGCAGGTGGGTGGAGTAATTCACCTATATGGTATTTATGCGCCATTGCACGAACCGCCTGCCACTCTGGTACTTCACCAGAACCTGCGTAACATTCGCCAAAAACTGTATTTAATACACCTTGTAACGTGGCTGGGTCACCGCTATTTTCAGCAGCACATAAACGCTGGGCACAATAACCAAGACTCTTTTTAGCTGAAAAACTAAATAGCCCTGATACCCACAATGAATAGTGATTATTACCATCTGTATCTGCAGTTCCTGTCACTATGCCGTTTTGACATACCTCTCCAGGTGCAACAGGTTTACCAAGCTTATTCATGCCCTGTCTGAATTTATCTTTAAGTTGACTGCCACAATGTGGGCAATTCAAACGAGCAGTTTTAGCTGCCACTGTTGGTTCAACTAAATCGTCACCACCTTTACCTTGCCACCAAATAAGATGACTGGAAGGTGAAAAGTATCCATCACAATCAGGACATGGTACTTGCCACTCGTGGCGCGTTCCCGATTGCCATAATTGCCAAACCTTAGAACCAAGTAATTTATTGTCGCCCTGAACACCCCAAACCATAAGGCCTGTATCGGGGTGCTCAATACGCTCAACCTTGCCAGAAGTTGGCGTTGCCGTATAAAGAACCTTGGAATCAACATAAGCATCACCACGCGCTTCAATAATTGCAGTAGTGTCGCCCTCGCTTGTATTTACAATTCGGTCAACTTCATCAACTAAAATAAAACCTGCCGAATCACCCGCAAGCTCAGTTGGTGAGCCTGCCCATGCAAAGCGAAACTTTACACCTGATAGCCACTTTGTGTACTTGGTGGAGCCAGTCCAGTTGAATTTTCGATTTAATGACTCGCACTGGCGAAACATATCCATAAAACGTGGTTCAATGGTGTTATCAATCATTGATGTCGTTGGAGCTACGTATAAAATAGGTGTTGGATCATCATCTAATCGCCAGCCGACGATATTTTCTAACCCAACTGACTTACCCATTTGTGTGCCCATAACAGCCGTGATTTTATTAAAACGAAAATCAGCAACAGCTTCAGCAATAGGGATTATGTAGGGATTTCTTAACGCATCAAATTTGCCAGGTATTGGAGATGATGACGGCATTACTCGTTCCGAGCTTGCCCACTCTGCACTATTCCTCAGTGGTGGAGCTGTCACCATAGACTGCATCACTGATAGTGATTTCATCAATCTCTTGAGTGAGTTTTTGAATTTCAGTACCGAGGCGGTCGGCAGTGGCCTCTCGTATACCTCGGCATTCCTTAAATAATAATTGTCTAATTTCTGGTGGGTCATCTAACACGGCCATATCACTCGCGACTCGACTTGCAAGCGAGTCCAACTGCGTCGCATATACGTTCGCAATTAAAAACAAAATACTTTCAACAGCATCAAACGGAAGTAACCCACGTTTTTTTATATCCATATCTAGTACGATTTTTTCTTTCCTGACTTGTTTTAACTCACGATCAACGTCTGATTGTTCATCATCATCCTCATCACCTACACGTTTTTCTATTTCTCTTCGTATCAGAAAATTTATAGCTGCTTCAGAATCAATTTCAACAGCTCGGCCTCGGCCACCGCCGCCCTCAACAGGTAAACCATCATCAATTAAATTACTGACATGCTTAGGTGACTTGCCGAGTAAATCTGCCAAGCCTTTTTTAGATACGGAAATGCCCACAAGGAACCTCGTGTAGAAAGGACTAATGTGTTTTTGTTTAAATGTGTCCTTTCTAATTTGCTTACTCACAAGCCCATTAGAAAAAACGCAAGCCCCGTCAGCTCTCGCTTGGTGAAGTTATTAAGTAATTCAGTCCTTTCTCATTCAAAAAGGAGAAAGGACTGGAAAAAAAAGCTCAAACCGACGCAGACCCCGCGGGTTAGCCCCCCGTCTGTAGCTTTTTCCCCAGGAGTACCTTTTTAATTGTGGGCCTTTTCCCCACTGTCAGCGTTTACCCATTACACATAACAGGCTACTAGCATAACTTAGTCGTTTGGAGCTTCGGCTTGCCTCTCTACCCGTTCCATGTGTAAGTCGCGGGTAGGTCTCTGGCCTATTACAACTGCAAATCGTACAGCCTGCGCTCCTAGTTTTTAATTAGGGCACAACTTGCAGAGGTGTTACTGATGTCAGGCTTTAGCTTTAATAGCCGACTGTAAATCTTGTTGCTCAGAGCGTCGCTCACTGCCTGCACTTGAACCATAGAAAAATCCGAACATGCCAGCTAATACTGTGCCCAATAAAAAGCCCAGCACTGTGTCAGCAAAACGTATGTTAGCTTCAGGTATTGTTGCGAATGTAATAAATGCTAAATAACAACAAGCAAACAAGCTCCAAC